ACATTCCGTCCAGTTATAACCGTTAGACGATTGAAACTTCCTGCCGTTCATCTTAACAAACTTAGACATAAGAATATCTACACTATAATCCTTATTCCAAAACCAACACCAATCACCTTCATCTGGAATAGGTTCTTCTATAAGATTAAACTTAGCTAAACCAGGAAAACTGCCATCAGATTTAAACGTTCTTATTAAACCGTTATTATATAAGCCTACTACCGTCTTATCGTCAGACGATGCTCTATCAACGCATAGTATTCTAACTTCTCGTCCGTTACTCGTATAGTTCTTATCTACTTCTATAATACTCATATAACACACCTTATATTAATTTAATAACTCGAAATACATATTATAAATAACACGCTATATACAACACGTAAACCGGGCAATTTCAATCAATCGCACGCTTAGGCGATGATTAGTATTGATTGACTCAAATTGCCTTATTTTAGCCTATAATGTTATAGGCCTATTATAATAGACTACTTATAAAAAAGCTTAGTCTATAGTAATAGACTAAGCTAATCAGGTTTTCAAAGATACACAGTTGAAAGTTACATATACGCCGGCCATAAGGCCGAATTATTACTCCGCTACTTCTTCGCTTTCTGTCGGCAATTCAACGCCCATAGCTTCTGCAAGTGCGTCGATAGACTCGTATCCACCTTCTTTCATCACGTCTGTAACGGCTACCGGTTGAGTACGGAATACTTTAGCTTCTGCAAGTTTCGCGTCATACTCTTCGTATTTAGCTACTTTCTCCATAACGTCAGTGATTTCTTTAGCTTCGTCTAAGATAGACAATGCTTCTTTCTCCATCTTTTTGCTTTCGTTATACTGTTTAACACGCGCAGCGTCAGCTTCTTTTACGCAAGTTGTGCCTTTACTGAAACGTTCAGCCTCAAACCATAAGCCGGTAATAGTACATTTACGGCCTAACATATTGCCAGCGTTATCTTTAAGAATAGTAACTTCACGCGGCCCAGTTGACTCGTTAGAACTTTTACTTACACAAAACTCGTTAGTGAATTTCTCTAAGTTTTCTTTACTCATACGGCCGTGTTCAGTAACGAATGCTAGTGCGGCAATCATAGTTTTTTTGATAGTTAATTCTTTTGACATTTTAGTCTCCTTTAGTTGTTAGACAATTAACCTATCTCACGTGTCACGGTGAGTAGGCACCTACTTCGTTTGTTATGATGTAATTATACTCATAACATTATTAAGAACACCTTAAATTAATAAGATATTCTCTATAATATTATGATAAACTAGCGATTAACTTATTAAATGCTTTCATACCGTCATTTCTCAACTCAAATACGTCTACTACTGTGCCGTTAACTATTAACGCGTACGCCGGTTCTAATACGTTTATTCTATGTAATACGACTTTACTATTAAAGCCTTTAAATGTAACTCTCATCTGTTGTCCTTAGTTTAATTTATATAATTATAGTATAATATCTCTTAAAGTAACCTGAAGAGATTACTTTAACATTCCTAGTAGAATTAATAGTTGCGCGTTTATCGCGTCTGTTTTTGTGTTAGATAATATTAAGAATACTACTTGCACGTTATTTAGTAAACACGCATATTCTTCTTGCGTTATTATCTGGCCGTTATAAAAGTCGGTTATAATGTTTTTCACGTCTTCCGGTATCATCTGTTGTCCTTATTTTAATTTATATAATTATAGTATAATATCTCTTAAAGTAACCTGAAGAGATTACTTTAATAACTCTAGTATTAAGCATATCTGTATTCTTCGGCAGCCTGCGTCTGTGTTTGCTATAATCCAGCTTACTGTCGTTATTTTACGCATTAAACTATTATATTCGTCTAAAGTTAAAGTTGAATCTTTTCTTAAACTTTCGAGTAGTTCTCTAACTTCATCGCGTGTCATTTTAGTAGTTACGTTGTGTGTCATTTTGTCGTCCTTATTTTTATTTATATAATTATAATATAATAAATATTAAATTCTCCTTAAAGAATTAGATTAATGATAAGTAAGTAATGCGCTATATAATGTACACGCGTGAATATCATAACTTTACTTAAAACAAGATTAAATTACGTAACTTTTATAAGATATTAAATGATGTGATTAGTACGTACGTGATAGCCTATAATATATAACCAGCTAGCCAACCCCCGCTCAACAAGCCCGGGGTGTGGAGTTTAGCTTGTAACTCGATTTAACGATAAAACAGATTCTATCCCCCTGTTATATGCCTATTATATATAGTACTCTATCAACTAATCCCACTATCAACTAATCTACTAATCCCACTATCAACTAATCTACTAATCCTATAATACAATAATCCACTAATCCACTAATCCACCACCGCTGCCACTATTAAACTAAAGAATTAAGGAGATATTAAGGAATAAATACATATAATACAAAAAAGGACTGCAGGATGAATAAACCACTTAGCTTACAAGCCACAAAGCAGGAGATACTAGCTAGACTAGACGACTACAAAATAACCGCTTTAAACTTAACATACGAAAAAATTACACACCAAGATGCTAAGTACTATGAACCGCGGGACATTAAGGTTTTAACGGATATAGTTCTTAGCATAGAGGATTCTTTCGGAGATAAACTTACTGAGGGAGCACAGGTTAGAACTATACAACTACTCCTTGATAGGTATGGGTCTAGTACAGACACACGACCGTTGCCTACTATGGACATAGGGGTGATAGATGCTTGAGGACTTCGTAAGAGACTATCTCTCAGATAGACACTGGAGACTTAACAATCTCTACTACATAGTTAACAAGGAGGACACCGTAGTTCAGATGCGGTTGAACTTTGCACAGGAGAAGGTATTCGCAGTAAAACATCCTAAGACAATAACATTGAAGTCTCGACAGCAGGGTATTAGTACATTCAAAGTAGCTGAGGGACTAGATAAATGTATATTCAGGGACAATACTCAGGCAGGTGTACAGTCATATGGTCAGAATGAGGCTAAGAAGTTATATAAGAAAGCCTTGTTTATGTGGGATAACTTTGACCCACAAATAAAAGAGTTGTTAGGGCTAAAATTAGTTTCAAGTAACTCTGAGGGACTAACATTTTCAAATGGGTCTACATTACGAATAGGTAACTTTAGGGGGGATACACTTTCATCACTTCACGTCTCAGAGTTAGCTAAGATTGCAAAGAGGTTTCCTGAGAAGGCAGAGGAATTAAACACCGGAGCCTTTGAGGCTGTAAGTACAAATAGTTCTATAAGTGTTGAGTCAACAGCAGAAGGTAAAACAGGATTATTCTTTACTATGTGGAGGACTGCAGAAAGAAGATTTAAGCTGGTTGGAGCAGAAGGTTTAACACCCTTAGACTTCTACCCAATATTTCTTAGTTGGGTTGACGATCCTGATTGTAGTATGGATGAGTACTATGAAGCTTCAGAAGATGACTTTGAGTACTTTACAAGAGTAGAGAAAGACTTAGCTATAACACTAACTCAAGAACAGAAGAATTGGTGTTCAGCGAAAAGGGAGAGACTAGCTGAGAAGTTTGACCAGGAATACCCATATAGTCCAGAGAGCGCATTTAACGTTGCCGTCGAGGGAACATACTACAAACTACAATACGAGAAACTAATCAATAGTAAACGGATTAAGCCTACACCATATACACCAGGACAACCCGTATATGCTATATTTGACTTAGGTATGAACGACAGAATGTGTATAAATTTTACTCAAATTATACAAGGTGTACCTAAAATAATTGGTGAATATGATAATAATGGACAAAGTATAGAGTTCTATGTAGAAATAATGTCTAAGTTACCTTATAATATTGAGCAGGCAATTTTACCGCACGATGCAAACGTTAAGGAACTATCAACCGGTAGAACTAGGCTTGAAGAGTTTAGACGACTAGGCGTTAGATGTAAAATATTACCCAAACTTAGTTTACAAGAGGGTATAAACGCAGCTAGACAGTACCTTAGTGTTGTGGAGATAGATGAAAACTGTAACGAAACGATAATAGCTATCCAAAACTACAGACAAAAGTACGATAAAAGATTAGATGTCTACTTAGGTGTGCCAGAACACGATGATTATTCACATTACGCTGACGTAATTAGGTATTCTGCACTAGGTCTTACATATCATAAGATTAAAAATACAATAGAGAAGACTTATGAGGAGAAATATAAGATTGCGAAAGCAAACTATTCAGATAGGATGGCGTTATAGGCTAAGTATAATTTAAAATTTTAGTTTTTATTAAGGAGTTTAGGTGTATAATATTACAATGGGTAGGTATTCATCAACACAGTCTCCTAAACTTTGGCTTTAAAATCGCTACCCATTGTTATCTTAGATAGCTAGATATCAGCCCCACCTGATATCTATGATGTCTAACATCAGTTTACCTATAATTAGGTTAAATTTACACTAAAGGAAAAAAGATGAGTAATCCAGAAACTGGTACACCAGCAGATGCTACTCAGCAAACTGGTAGTCCTACACAGACTACGCCACCTGTTGCTGATAGTATCGAGAAACAACTTGAGCTAGCAGAACAGAGACGTAAAGAAACTCAGGCTGCTTATACAAGAGGCCAACAAGCTTTAAAAGCTAAGGAAGCGGAACTAGAGGCCTTAAAACAGCAACTATCTTCAGCAGTTAGTGTTACATTAACTCCGGAGCAAAAACAAGAGCTTGATGATCTTAAGTATGAAGATCCGGATGCTTGGCGAGAAAAGTTAAATAGCTTTGAAACAAAAGCAAAACAAGAAGCCAACGCCAAATTTGCTGAACTGACGGGTGAAGCGGGTAAGGCCGCCGGTGTACAGTTTGAGTTAGAAAGACGTCAACAAGTTTTAGAAGAATTTAATGCATCGGCTTCAATAGCTATTACTGACGAGATTATATCTAACGAAGTACCGCCTCGAATTACTAATAAACTTGCAAGGAATGAGATTTCATTCGAAGAGTTTTTAACTGAAGTATCTTCTTATCTAAACAAAGGTAAGACCGTGGCTAATCCAGAAACACTGGGCCAACCTAATATGGGTAAGATTGGTGGTTCCGTTAGTCCGAAGGACTTTAAGCCAGAAAAAACTTTGAGTGATGGTTATTCAAAACTAATTTTATAGTAAGGAGCTTCTATGGGAAGTGGTTCAGTTGCCTTAGGGTCTGATTTAGAAAGAAAAAAATGGTTACAAGAGGGCTTACTTCAAAGAGCTAGCCTATCTTTTTGGGCTGCATATACAGGTATGAGTTCAAACTCTATCGTGTATCAAACAAATAACGAAAATGCATCTGATGGTCATACGGTTGTATTTGATTACTCAGGTAAGTTAAGTGGTAGAGCTATCAAAGGTAAAGACACTGCATATGGAAAAGGTGAGATCAAACGTAGGTTTTCTGATAAACTAACAGTTGAGCGTTACCGTATTCCAGTTGACAACGGTGATAACTTTGACGGTGTAAATATCGGTGATTTAACTATCAACCAACACACTGACTCAAGAGCAAAACTTGCTGACTTAATGATTAGATGGAAAGATCAAATGATCTTTGATACTCTTCAAGGTGGTATGTCTACAGCTCCATCACATATTTACAAGTTAGGCGTTGCAACTTTTGGTTACAGTGATTTGTTAGCTATTGAAGCGGCACTTAAATCTGGAGTAGGCTTTTTAGCTCCATCTGCATCGGGCGCACCTAATACCGGCGTAGCAGCAATGAAGAGAGCACCTCTTGAGCCATACCAATTACAAAATGGTGAGTCAGTTTGGTTATTCCTAGTTGACAGTTATATGGCGCAGTTGTTGAAACAAGATTCTAAGTATCAAACACTAGTTATTACAGGTGATGTTCGCGGCGGACAAAACCGTGCCTTAACAGGTGTAATTGGACGTATTGGACAGTTGATTATTGTTGAAGCATCAAATTTCTTTGGTTATACAGCTGGAACAGGTACGTTTGGTTTAGATGCTACTGAAGTTGAAATTCCGGGTCTTAGACAGTATACAACTACGGCAGCTAACGGAACTGTTTTTAGTGCTTGGTCTGGTCAAACTACGTTTGATACTGATGCTGTAACAACATCTAAAATTTTCTCCCGCGGGTTAATTCTTGGACAAGGTGCTTGTCAGGTTGCGTTCGGTAAAATGCCAGATTATAAATTCCAAGAGTCAACTGACTTTAGTATTACTTCACAGTCAGCTGTTGAGTTCTGGACAAATGCTTGTAAAACAAACCTTAAACTTGAGGGTGGAGCAGTCTACAAACAAGCAAACGTTATTGGTTTAGACTTCGGTGTTATTGCCGTTGATATACCTCACGCTTAGGCGTGGGTTATTTATTTTAAGGAGAATTTATGGCTGTTTCTGCTAGAAATTTTAATGATAAAAAAGGGGTCAGTGTATTTGCTGCTTATGGCGTAACCGAAGCTGATTTAGGAACTGTTTTAGGCTATTTGCCTAATAACTCACTAATTGTATCTGAAGTTATTGAAATAGTAACTGCATCTGGTACAGCTGGAGCGCAAATTAGTTTAAATATTGCTGGTACTGCAGTAGTTGCCAATGCCGCTGCGACGCCGGCTGCCATTTTACCTAATACAGTAACTAAGAATTTACCACTAGGTGGTGCAATTCAAGTTGTTGCTGGTACTACAGCACCTGCCACAGGTTCAACTGTATTCAACATTACTCTTACGTATATTGAGTACTCTAAATCTAACGGTGAATTAACTAGACTTAGTTAATTTAGGTGTCTCTTAGGAGGCACTTATAATTAATCTAATAGGAGTATAAATGTCAAAAGTATTAACTATTATAGACTCTATAAGAGATACACTTAATGACCCTGATGGTGATAGATGGTCAAATGATAGACTTCTTAGAGGTTTTAACGAGGCCATATCTAACATTAATGGTTTAGTTAAGGCTATAAGAGGTAAAACTACTGTTCCTTTGTTAGGTGGTATTAATACCTATACATTACCTAGTTCAGTTCAAAGACTTACTAAAGCTTTGTATAACGGACAAGCATTAGAATTCAAATCTCACGAGGAAATGGATGCTATTGAAGCCTTATGGGAAGAAGATATAGGTGATACGCCTCAGTATATTGTATATGATAAGATTAATAACAATCAGTTAAGAATATATCCTACACCCAACTCAGAAATAGTTGGTTTAGATACATTCGGTGTGATAACTAACTTAGATGATATAACAGTTTCACCTGTATTTGGTGTAATGACCGGAATATATGAAGATTTATCTGGTCTTGTTATATATTATATTCAACGACCCCCTTTAGTTACCTCTATGGCGGCTGAATGTCCTCTAAGTGATTCTTGGGATACTGCTATACGACATTATGTTTGTGCAGTTACTCTAAGGGATGACAAGGATACTCAAAATAGACAATTTGGTAATGAAGAGTACCAGTTGTATAATAATGAGATAAAAACTGGTTACATTGCAAATAGTAAAGACTATACAGCAGGTAACTTTTATGCAACAGATTATAGGAGATTATAATGGCTTATGGTTCTAAATCACTAATAGTTACTCAGGATATTTTATTTGGGCAGGGTAAAGCTGAACAGATGAGATTTAATAACCTTTATGTCGTAGATAAGGTTAATGCAGGCAGTATTCCATATACAGGTGACCCAGCCACTAATGATGTAGTTAGCGTTAAGACTATTTTAGACGGTCTTGTAGCCGCGGGTAGCGGAACTCCGGCGATAGTGGAGTGGTAAATGGCTTATACAGCAGGAACTTGGACTTGTCCGCTTACAATAACCAATGATACTAAAATAAACCAAACCGATGATATTATTCAAGCCATATTATCAACTAACGCAAACTCAGTACAGGCTTATTTAAACACGGAAATGGGTAAAGTATCGACTGAGATTAATAATTTTGAGTCTAGTATTACAACAATAACTGAATGGTAAAGGAAACAGTAAATGGCACTTATAAATAAACAAGACACTAACGGTACAAAGAGTACGTTAGCTAAAGGTGAATTAGGATATGATGATTATTCTGCTGGTGGTGATAAGGGTAGGATTTATGTAGGTGACGGTACTAACAATATACCGATAGCTAAAAAGTCTGAAACTGATACGCTTACCACAAACTTAACCAACCACGTAGGATCAAATGGCTCTGCGCACTCACTAGTTACAGGCTCGGCTAACGGATTTATGTCAAGTACCGATAAGACAAAACTCGACGGTCTTTCTCAGTACGTATTACCTGCAAATGTTGTGACAAATACTAATTATGCAACATCTACAGTAGGCGGTGTTATTAAGGCAAGAATAAGTGGTAATAATTTATACCTAACAATAGATGGCAGCAATGCTTAAGGAGTTCTAAAATGGCAATTTTTATTAACGGTATAGCGCTGGGTATGGTCCCACAAAATTCACAAACATTCACAGCGAGCGGAACTTTCACTGTTCCAGCTGGCGTCAGTCAAGTTAGAGTAGTTGGCTGTGGTGGAGGCGGCGGGGGTGGCGGTGTAAAGGGGGACCCCGGTCCTTATGGAGATAGTACTCCTACCCCTGGCTATTCTAGTGGTGGAGGGGGCTCAGAAATAGTTCCTACTATTGTCGCGGTTAGTGCTGGTAGTAATATAACAGTAACAGTTGGCGGTGGAGGTGCTGGAGGGGGGTCTCCTAATAGTGGGGGAGATGGGGGTTCATCAGCGTTTGGT